CAGAGAATTACAGCAATTGCCCTTGCACACGAAATTGCAAAAAATTATGCTGATAAACTAACTCCTGATGAAGTGGTGGATTACGCCATTTCTATCAATGAGTCGATTTACCACAAGATCATCAAAGCTACACGATAAACCATGACAAAACTCACATCTGCCTTTGGCGAAATCCCCAATTTGCGTACCAAGTCTTTTGAGCTTGCTGGATACAACTTCAAGGTTCGTGTTCCGCTGACAAAAGAACTTGATGCTATGCAAGAGCGCATTGAGAAGTTTGACCAAGCCGAATTCCAAAAACGCTTTGACAAGATGACTTCATCTTTTCGCACTGGCACTATTGATGGTGTTGTAGTGACGGAGGACGATGTGGTTATTGAAGGTCGGTCTACCAAAGAACTGGTGCAAACCATCTTGCAGATGGAAAACCGAATGGTCGAGTACATCAGGCTGTTGGTTCCTGTAAATGGGACGCTTGATGAAATTACTTATGAAGACATTGAAGCTGAGTGGCCTACTGCTGTTCAGTTGGAAGTCCTTGCCAAAATCTCTGAGGCAATTCAGCCCGGTTACAAGGACTCTCGAAAAAACTAATCTGGGACATTCACCTGCAAGCCAGAGCGTATGTTTACGCTCATGGTGGGTGTCCTGATGATGTTCCTGTAGACGATATGCGGAATATCGAGATTATGTTGTCGGATGGTATGTTGGGAAACAAAGCTATTTTGCTGGCTTTGAGTTCCTTGACCACAGGCAACTTAAACTCGAAAATACAAAAGACAACAAGACCGTTTACGATGAAAGATGTTCTTCCATCAACGCACGAATACATTGTCCCGCCGCTGACAAAGGAACAACAGCAAGAGCAAGCCAGCAAGCAATTGATGGCATTCTTGGCTACTAGACCGGGTTCGGAGGCTTACCTGAAAGAGTAGCATGGCTCAACACATTGATACGCAAGGCTTTGAAGGCAAGGACATGAAGTTCCAGCTTTCAGGCTTTGCTGAGTTTGAGCAGCAAATCATTGACCTTGCCAATGGATTCAAGATGGATGTGGTGCTCAAGCAAACGCTTGCCAAGGCCGCTGAGGAGTCCATGCAGAGCGTTTATTACGCCGCCCTAGCCTATGCCCCCTACGACAACGAAAAGCCTCGTAGCGACTACAGCCCGTTTCACATGAGGGATACCCTCAAACTGAAGTCGCGGCTAACAACTCCTAACGACAGAGATGCGCCTAGCATTGGCGAGAATTCTGTTGTTCTGGCAATTGTCTCTGTTAAAAAGAGTGCTGTTTCATTGGCTCAAGAATACGGCACATCTAAAATACCTGCACGACCATTTTTGCGTCCAGCATTGCAATATGGGGCCACAACTGTCATCAATGATTTGAAAAACAGTCTTGGTAAAATAATTCCAGAATACGCGCAGAAACTCGCTAGAAAGAGGAAGTAATGGCTAATCATCAAAACGCAGCAACATTGGGGATTGCTCTTGATCTCCAGATGGGCAACTTTGCTACGGAAGCGCAAAAGGTCGCTTACGAAACGCAAAAGATGAAGAACGCCATTGCGCGGGAAATGAAGGCGGCTGATAAAGAAATTCAGTCGCTAAAGTATGCAACAGAAGATTATGGCAACGCTGTTACCAAGGTCACGCAAATAGAGCGTGAATTGGCAACCGGACGATTGAAAGACATTAAAGGCACTGCTAAAGCCCAAGAACTTCTTGCACAAGCCGCAGCCTACGACAAGGTTGCTAACGCTGCAAAGAATGCTGCTGGCGCTACGTTCAAAATGAACGAGCAACAAAAAATTAACCTGACGTATCAGACAACCGATTTCTTTACACAGATTGCTTCAGGTCAAAGTCCATTTATTGCTGCACTGCAACAGGGCGGTCAATTAAAAGATACGATGGGTGGCGTGGGTAATATGTTCCGTGCTATCGGGTCTTTGTTTACTCCGTTTACTGTTGGCCTTGGTTCTGTTGCCGCTGCGTTGGGCGTAGTAGCATATGCAACATATGAAGCCTATCAAGAGTTCGATAAATTTCAAGATTCTTTGACATTGACTGGAAATTACTCAGGAACAACAGCAAACGCACTTGTTGCTATGTCTAGGTCAATTGCAGATGCTACCAAAACTACGGTTGGCACTGCTACAGAAGCTCTTGATGCGCTTGTTTCTTCTGGAAAGTTTACTAGCACTGCCCTTGAATCTGTAACAAAAGCCGTTCTTACTTATTCAAAAATTGCTGGCGTTGATGGTAAACAAGCAACAGAAGCGTTAATGTCTGGTCTTAATGGAACTGCTGCTGGTGCAAAATCTCTTAACGACAAAATGAACTTTTTGACGTTGGCTCAATACAAGCAAATTGAAGCATTAGAAAAAGCTGGCAAATTACAAGATGCTGCAAAACTTACTGCGGATATTTTAAATGGCAGATTAGAAGCTCAAAAAAGAATTCTAGGTGATCTTGAAACAGCTTGGGATCAAGCAAAAAATGCAATGAGTAAGTTTTGGGCTTCTCTTAAAGAGGCTATTGCTGGGCCATCAACTAATGTTGGGATTCTCAAAAAATTAAATGAAGAAATTGAAGCAATTGAATTTACTTTAAACAAAAGCACTTCTCCTGAAAAATACAAAGTTGCAGAAAGAGAAAGACTGCAACTTCTTAAAGAACGCCGAAAAGAAATTGAAGAAATAATTAAAAAACAAGAAGAATCAGAAGTTCCTCCAGAAGAAAAAGGGGGCATTGGAGATTATGCTGCGGCAGGTGGTTTTTCTAAAAAGACAGAACTTAACGCTGCCATTGCAAAAGCGATTGCCAACAATCAATATCTTATTGATGTAGAAAGCGCAAACGAAAGACAAAAAATTGAATTAGAAGCCGCAAAAGAAATACGAGAAAAAAATCTTGAGTTTGATAAAAAGTCTGCGGAAGAAAAACGAGTTTTTGGTAAATTGCTTGCTGACCAACTTGCTGCTGAAATCTATACGATAGAGTTAAAACGTGACGAAAAACTTAAAGCAATCCGCGATAAAAATAGGATTTCAGAATACGAAGAATTTTTGCGAACACAAAAAGAAAAAACAGATGCTGATGTTGCCGAAGACAATAGGCTTTCCGCTATTAGAACTAGCAATCAATCCAAAACAAGGGAAATGGAATATCAAAAAGAATCCCTTGAGTTGAAATATCAGATGATTTACGCCACAGAAAAAGAGCAGCGTCTTGCTCAGATTTCTTTGGAGTACGCTAGAAAACGTAAAGAAGTTGAAGAAGGGCCAGACAAGCAATCTAATCTTAACAATATTAATCGCCAAGAAGAAATTGCAAAAATGTTTGTGACTATGGATGAGTCTGCCAAGCGTACACAGCAAGTGTTTGACAGTGTGTTTGGTAACTTGTCTTCTGCCATTGACAACTTTGTCAAGACAGGAAAGTTAAGCATGAAGGACTTAGCTCGTAGCATCATCCAAGATTTAATTGCAATTCAAATGAAAGCTATGGTTTTGCGATTTCTTGGGGCGGCGTTTGCAAACATAAGTGCTGCTGGAACGTATGGCACGATTCCCGGCTCAGAGCAAACAAATATGTTGGCGGCACAAGATGCTGGATTTGGCAGAAGGGCATCTGGTGGCGCTGTAACAAACAACACTCCATATCTTGTTGGAGAACGTGGGCCAGAATTGTTTATGCCATCAGGCTCTGGGACAATTATTCCGAACAACCAGATGGGCATGGGCAGCACCACCAACGTCACAAACAACTACATCAACGCCATTGACGTTAAGTCGTTTGAGGATCGCTTGCTTGGTAGCTCAAACACTATTTGGGCGGCAAATCAATACGCCAACAAAAACCTGTCTACTAATTTCGGGAGAACTTGATGTCATTCCAAACCATTTTTCAGGTGCAACAGTCAATGACTGTTAACAACCGCAGAACGGTAGGCCAGCAGGTTAGCCGTTCTGGTCAAATGCGTGTGGCTCAATACTTGACTGCTGTGCCTTGGGTGTTCACTGTTTCTCCGCACAACTATTTGGCTTATGCAACTTCTCGTCAAATCATTCAAACCATTGACAATCTTGACAGGCAGTTGCCAGAAACCATTACGTTTAACAGCGACAACTTGCGGTGGTTTACTGCGTATCAAGGTGGTGCTGCTACAACCCCAACGACTGTAACGCTAGGCGCTACACCTGCCGCCAACTCACAAACCTTGTCGCTGGCTAATTTACCTGCATCTACTGGCGCTATTTTTAAGGCTGGTGATTTCATAATGATTGGCGGCTACAGCTACAAGATAACTGCTGACGTAGCCTACACTGGTTCAACGGCAACTGTGTCCATTCATCGACCTGTTATTGGTTCGCCTGTATCTGGCGCTGCTGTGGCTTGCGGCAACAATTGCACGTTTACGGTCTTGGCAGAAAAGTGTCCTACCTATACACTAACGCCATATCCATCAAGCGCATTAGTTAATTGGGACGATGCGTTTGTGTTTAGAGAGGACATTACATGAGTACGACAATGACAGCATTGGATAGTTCGTCTATCCGACATGCTGAGTTTATTCGGCTGACGATGCCGTCTAACACCTACACTTTTTGTAATGCCGCTGCGCCTATTACGGTAAGTGGCATCACCTTTTCAAACCTTGGCAGTCTGTTGCAGCTTTCTGATATCAAACGTGACATCAAAGCCAACAGTTCTGACTTGAGCATTTCCTTAACTGGTGTTGACGGAACAAACGTGTCAATTGTTTTAGGGTCTGACATTAAAGGATCGCGCATTGAGGTTTGGCGTGGCTTTATGGACTCAAACAATCAGATCATTACAACACCTACGTTGCAGTTTTTCAAACGCTATCAGGGCATTGTTTCCAACTATTCAATCACAGAAGATTGGAACGAGCAACTTAGAATTCGTGTGGCAACTGTAGGTTTGTCTTGCGCTTCTTTCCGCACGATCTTGGAAAACAGGGTTGGCGGTGTTCGCACTACTCCTAAGATTTGGCAAGCCTTTTACCCGAACGACAACAGCATGAGCCGTGTGCCATCCATTGCAGGGTCATACTTTGACTTTGGTGGTGAGCCAACATCAGGCAGTCAAGCAGTTACACAAGCACCATCACAAAGACGATTCGGCATATGATTCGACTTGCGACAAGATACGACATTCCAAGATTGCTAGAGTTTGTAGAGGCTTACTCAAAAGAGTACCCTGTAGACGTTCTTGGCGATACGACAAGACATTCACCAAAGCATGTTGAACAATTGTTGTTTTCAATCATTAATGGTCGTGGGTTTATTCTGATTGATAAGCACATGACGGGGACTTTAATTGCTATCAAGCAAAACAATATCTGGTGTCCTGATGTTGTGGAATTGCATGAGTTGTTGTGGTGGGTAGACCATGAACACAGAAACAATCTTGTTGGTGGAAAACTTTGGATTGAATACGACAAGATAGCCAGTAAACTGCTTAATGATGGCGCTATACATTGCGCCTACACATCAGTTTCAGCAAATGGCCCATTGATAAATTACACAAAGCGCGGATACAAAGCTGTTGGCGCAAGTTTCGTGAAGGAATAGAAATGGTCGGGACTCTCATTGTCATGTCCTATTACGGACTTACTACAGCGGCAGCTTTTACGTTTGGTATGACCGCTGCTGCATTTGCAATTAACTTTGCAGTATCTTCATTGCTGTCTCGCGCATTTGCTCCTAACGCAAGTGGCAATCAATCGGTAGACAACGGTGTCCGGCAACAGGTTCCACCATCGTCAACAAACAGCATTCCTGTTGTGTACGGCGATGCTTACATGGGTGGTTCGTTTGTAGATGCTGCTCTTAGCACTGATGCCAAGACGATGTATTACGTTCTGGCGATTTCGCACATCAGCCCTAACGGTCAGTTTTCCTTTGATTTAGCAGATATGTATTGGGGTGATCGCAAGATTACTCTTGATGGCACAGACCAAACAAAGGTCGTTAGCTTGACTGACAGCGCAGGTAACGTAGACACCAAGGTTAGTGGCAACTTGTTTATAGCGTTATACAAGTCAACAGAGGCTGGTGTTATTACTTCTGCCAATGGCGCATCTGCTCCATCAACTTACATGGGTGGCTCTGACTTGCCATCTGAGTTGCGGTGGTCGGCAACTAACCGTCAAATGAATGGTCTTGCTTTTGCGATTGTAAAAATGAATTACAACCGTGAAGCAGAAACTACAAACATGCAAACGCTTACTTATTCTGTAAGCCATTACCTTAACAGTACTGGTGCAGCAAAGCCGGGTGACGTTTGGTATGACTACATTACAAACGAAAAGTATGGCGGCGCTATGCCAGCAGATTTGGTAGATTCTGCCTCTGCCACAGCATTAAACACCTACTCTGATGGCGTAATACCTTACACAGATACAACAGGCGCACAAACACAACCTCGTTACCGCATTAACGGTGTGCTTGATACAGGGCAATCGTGCTTGAACAACATTAACTCAATAATGATTGTGTGCGATTCTTGGAATCAGTACAACGCAGCGCAAGGCAAGTGGAGCATCGTTATCAACAAAGAAGCGTCAACAGCATATGCGTTTGATGATGACTCAATTGTTGGAGAGATTCGCGTCAGTGCCTACGACATCACAAGCAGCGTAAACCAGATTGAAGCAGAGTTTCCTAGCGGTGAAAACCGTGACCAGTCTGACTTTGTGTACTACGAAACTCCTGCTGGTTTGCTGTACCCCAACGAGCCGATTAACAAGCAATCTGTTCAGTTTGCGATGACCAACGATTCAGTTCAGGCGCAGTACCTTGCAACACGAATCCTTGAGCAAGCCCGTGAAGACCTGATTGTCAGTTTCAGCACAGCGTATGTCGGCATTCAGGTTGACGCTGGCGATGTGGTGACTGTAACTAACTCATCTTACGGTTGGACAAACAAGCCGTTTAGGGTAATGCGGGTGTCTGAAGTGTCGCTGCCTGATGGCAATCTTGGCGCATCGTTTGAGTTGAACGAATACAACGCACAGGTATATGACGATCAAGACATTACAAAGTACGTTCCAGCCCCTAACTCAG